GCCAATGCAGCAACCACCGGGAATTATGCCAATGCAGCAACCACCGGGAAAAATACAGTAGCTGCTGCCTTGGGTGCCGGAAGCAAGGCAAAAGCATCAATAGGATGTTGGATAGTTGTTTCTGAATGGATTAGACAAGAAGACTGGTCTTATAAAATAAATGATGTTAAATCCGTAATTGTTGACGGTAAAATAATAAAGGCTGATACCTATTATTCGTTAAGCAAAGGGCAGTTTGTAGAGTCTGAATAACCTTTAATTGGCGCGAGGTTATCAAAGAAAAGCGCCAAAATATAAATTAATTAATCGCATTCTATTGACTAGATGGCGGTTAAAAGATTGCCGCCATTATTTAAACACAATGAGTTTTAATAAACCTATCAATAGCATAACACCTAAAATTTTATGCCTAATATTAAGCATAATAAGAGTCGAAATGCTCATTTTATTCGGAAGGAGTATTTATGGTTTATTCTAGAAAACTAGAGAAAACGGAATACAAGTATGTCTATAAAATGAAAAGCGTAAGGAATAGTACAGAAACATTTTACAGCGCATCAAAAACCATACTGGGAAAGCTATTTACTGTGAGCGGTAAAACTGCAAAAATTGCGGCTATGGCTCTGGATATAAAGCTTATTGAAAATGGACTCGCGCCAATTAATGTGCTTAAAAAATCAAATAAAATTACACAAAATGACAGAGGATAAAGACAAATATACAGAGGCTGAAATACTTAATTACATGGAAAGGAATCCTGAATTAAATGTATTCCAGATCGCACAAGAATTACGGATACCCACACATGCAGTTGGGCAAGCTCAGCATAATAGAATGAAATCAGTTTTATCGAAAAACAGATATTCTGCCGCCTGGCAAATCCCTAGAAATATGACAGACGATAGGCTTTGGCTTACTAAATCACAATTTGAAAAGGCTGTTGTACGGATAAAATCTGGCGAACTAGGAGTAATAGCCGAGCTGAGTAAAAATCATAGGATCAGCACGGCTCATAAGCGTCAATTGGAGAAAATTTAGAATATAGGTTATGGCTGACGAAAAAAAATCATTTATTCTTTACGCCGACCTGATACATACAGTTTCATTGATGCCTAATGATAAGGCTGGTATGTTCTTTAAGACAATTTTGGACTATGTCAACGATATAGAGCCTGTGATAGAAGAATTAGCTCTTGCTCTTGCATTCGAACCTGTAAAAAGGCAAATAGAAAGAGATTCAGCTAAATGGGAGAAAACAAAAGGAGTTAGGTCGGTTTCTGGAAAGTTAGGCGGCATTAAAAGCGGCGAAGTTAGGAGGAGAAAGAGAGAGGCAGAAGCATACGAACCAAATGCTTCATTAACGAAGCAAGCTGAAGTAAACGAACCTGTTAATGTTAATGGAACTGTTAATGGAATACCTAATAGTAAAGTTATAACCCCAGTTGTTCCAACTGCGTCTATTGATTTTGAAAAATTTATTGATGGATTTAATGCAATTGCTAAAAGAAAGTTCAAAGTGACTGATACGGTAAAAACTTCCTTAAAAGCGAGACTTAAAAAATATACCAGGAAAGAAATTGTAGCAGCAATTGCAAACGCACACAAAGACAAATACCATATTGATACAAAATTTAAATATCTGACACCGGAATTTATATTAAGAGAGAGCAAGCTGGAGAAATTTATTAATCAGCCAGAAGAAACGAAAGCAACACAAGGATATACACCTCAAATGACAAACTAAATGATAAAATCAATTAATAGCATTCGGGGGAAAGTTGAGGATTTACGGAAAAATGGAGTTCAAAGAGGGAATAATACCGGGTTTAGGTGTCTAGACGATCTGTATAGTATTAAAGATGGGTCATTTACTATCATCCAAGGTGCGCCTACGCATGGAAAAAGTGAATTTATTTTTGAGTTGATGATTAATGACGCTATTGATCAGGGGCAAAAAGGCATAATACTAAGCCCGGAAACTGGTAATGCAGAAGAGATTACAATGGAGCTTGTGCATAAATACCTAGGGCAACCAGCTTATATGAGCGGGGACTACTACTGTGATGATAAAAAATTCCATGAGGCATTGAATTGGGTAAATCATCACTTTGCTATTGCTGATGACGATGAAGAAACATACTCATTCGCTGGATTAAGGGACGCAATAAGAGTTTATGAAAAGATAACAGGGTCTTTCTTTAAGAATGTAATGGCTGAACCTTGGAATGAATTAAATCACAAGTTAGCACTTACAGATAATGGAGGTAGGCAGGATTTAGCAATTGAGGAAGAGTTGACTTTTTTTAGAAAGCATTGTAAAGGAGATAAACGACACGGCTTTTTAAGCTTCCATCCTTCATTTCAGCAATTAGTTAAAGACAAGGATACTGGACTTAGCTATTATGAAATGCCAAAAGCAAGGGAAGCCGCAGGAGGGCAGGCTACATTAAGGAAAGCGTTCAGTTGGATAAACATTTGGAGACCCCCGGTAGGACTTATTGATCAGAATGGCGTACCATATGAGGATAATCAGCTTGTAGTTCAAGTCGAAAAATCAAAACCCAAAGGAGTAGGTAGAAAGGGGATTACAAATCTTTATTATGACTGGAGAAAAAATAGGTATTACGAGAAGCTAAACGGTAGCAACAAGTATGCCTTTGAGCATAAAAAACTTATCAATATACATAATCCATCTGCTGGTATTTTATCAAGTACAAATTTTAGTGGTGTTCCGAATCAGGAAAGCATGTTTTAGTTATGGGAGAGAGTAAGGAGTATTACAAGGTATTGTCAGAGGCTTATGAAATGGAATTATCTAAGCTTTTAAAGCCCTCTATAGATACCATTACTGTAATAGGAGTAATTGTATCAATGATGATAGAGGTTGAAGCGTATGGCGCAAAGAACGGGAAAACTGATAGATATAAAACCAGTAAGGAGCGATTAAGGATTTTATTTGAATATGCAGACGACAATAACACCTTGGTAAACCGGAATAATATACTTCGGCTGAAGCTTAAAAACTCTCATTCACGAGAACATTATTTAAGGATTGAATTGGAAGAGTTAAAAACAAAATTAAAAGAGATCAATGACTTTGAAGAGGGGTAGAGCTGCGGCTTACCAAATATTTGACGGTCTGGAAAGAGGCCAAGTGATCATACTTAAAAACGAAACTCCTGCTCCAGAAATTCTGATTCAATATGGCAAGGACTATATAGACCAGGGGGGAGCCATTGAGTTTTCAGGGGATTACAGTAAGATCAGAAAGGTTACATCAATGGAGGAAATAATAAATATCATAAACAATCAAATCTGAAAGTATGACAAGAAATGTAGTAACAGAAATAGACAAGCTAAAGCCCGGCGACAGGTTTTATAAGCTTGCAAATAAGTCAAAAACCCCCTTTGAATTTATTCAGGAGGAAAGCCACGGGAAATATGAGGTCATTGAAACGACGGCAATGAAAAACGGTTTCCCTATCCAAAACAGAATAAAAATCTTTAGAGGTAATACCAGGGTAGTCTTTTTAAGGAATGTAAATACAGCGCCATGAGAAAGAAACGAAAAAAGCTAACAAGGAAGGAATCGTTACAGCGATCTGTATTAGCTGATTATGTAAACAAGCTCTATAAAGTCAATAAAAAGTTTGAAAACGTTTCTATTCCCTACAACGAGATTAATAACGCAGTTGAAAACCTGTCTGTTATGGCGCTTATTATAGGTTACGGATACGATATCCAAATAGCAATTGCTTAAATTTTAAACTCTTTATTGAGTGAAATAATAACTAAAACATTCAAAAATAATGAAAACACAAGAAGAAGTAATAAAGAAGTTATCCGAAGCATGGAATCTGTTCCTTGAGATACCTGAAGCTGCTAAACACGAATGTGATAATGATGAATTTTGTAAAGCAATTCATGCCGGGCAGAATATAGTGTTTGCAGGTATGTATCTGCTACAGAATCCTGCGCCAGCCAGATCTGAACTTTCTGACGGGATAAATAGTACAGTTAATACACAAGATGCTCTTGCAGAGTCAGTAGAAGGGGTATTCCTTTATAAAGGCGATAAGTATTGGTTTACCTATAATGATCATGGGACTTGGACTCCCCCTAAGCTGGTTGAAAACCTAGAAGCTAATCACGCTATATGCCGTACGCCTAATCAATCGAAAGGATTCATCAGTCAAGCCAGTGCAGACGGATGGGTTATAGGGCAACTTGCCAAAAAATCAGCAATTGCTGCGGAAAAGTTAACTGATTTGCTCTGGAAATACTCACAAGAAAATAAAGTACCAATTAGAAGTACCGATGACTTAAGCAAGTTGGAACAATGGCTATTAGTTCGGGCGGCGAAAGTCGAGTAGGATGGTTAGCCGCCTTTCAACGTTTCTATATTAGTCCCGAGCTTGGTTAGTGCCTCTAAAGCGAGTCTTTCATCCTCTGGAGTTATTCGCTGCTTACCGTTGCCTGCTTTTGCGTTGTTCAGTTTATTTGAAAGTTTCGATTTAGCAGATTTAGGGGTATCAGGGTACATAGCGTGCGCTAAGTCAGTCTGACTGATCAATGGGTTGTCTATTAGAAATTGCTTTAAGTCCATAGTAACAAATATAGCTAATTAAAATATAATACAAATGAATTATACAACATTACAGTTGTATGACAAATGTATAATACGATCGTATTATATTTGAATCAACAAATCAATCGAATATGAAAGCTACACATTTAAAAAATCAGAAATCAGACGAAAGCTTGCTGATGATCAATATTGAATCTGACAGAGAGAAAGCGTTTCTGCTATCATTGTTCTCCGACACATACAAAGCTCTTGAAGCGGTCAATAATCCAGGAAGCACACATGTATTGATTGATCAGGAAAAACCCTTCACGCACGAAGAAACGAAGGAGATACTTGATAAACTCTACTGCTCATTTTAACTACCACCCCGCCCTGAGATAAAGGCGGGGTTTTTAGGTGCAAACCAGTCCTTAACCGGGGGCATAAAAACTCAATTATGAAAACTCAAATAGAAATTTTAGTTGAACAAGGTCTAAAAGATCTTTACGCTGTTAATCTTACTTCTGTTACCAGCAAAAGCGTTAATACAGGAGAAGATCTTGTGGTTGTTGCAGATGTTACTTTTAATCATCCCTCGACAAAAAGCAACATGTCTGCAAGATACTGGTTCAATAACACAGGAGAGTATATAACTAAAGTATTTAACTAATCAAACCAGCTCATTTGGGGGGGGGGGTAAATAAATTGAATTATGAGTAAAAAAATAGAGACGCATCTGTATTCCGTTTTCTTTAATGCGACTAAAGGTAGACGGCTAGTTATGGATAACGTTACATCAGAAGAGCTGCTAAAAACAGGGAGCATATACTTCCCTGTAAAAACAATGAATAAGCTGATTAACCATAAGGATAAGAAGTATAATACACTAATTAACAAATGGTATATAATAACTAAACAGATAAAAGATGAAATACCAACTTCACGTTAAGTTTACCGCAGAAATATCAATTGAGCAGGTTCATGTTATTTGTCAGAATTACCATTGCAAATGTGTTGAGCATACTTTAAAGACTAACAGATATAAAATAATATCTGATGATTGTATTGGACTACTGCAAATAGGAATATTACGTCATATATCAATATTAGACTTCGTTATAAAGTCTGCTGAAGAACTACTTAAAAAAAACAAGAAAATTAATTTTAGGCCATCTGAAAATGGTAAGGCTAATCTAAGGCCCGCAAGAAGAATACCGCTTAATTGATTAATAACCGCCTCGCATAGAAATATGCGGGGATTTGGCGGTAACTAACCCCCGCTAAAGCGGCTAACAAATAAGGAAATGAAACAAATATCTAGCATTACAAAAAAAGACTTAATTAAAGTTGCGAATCTTCAAGGTTTTGAAAATAAACGAAACAATATGATTCACCTTTATTTAGACAGAGAGGGCAAGGTTCTGATAGAAAATCACATTTCTGGAGTATCGCCATTGCTTGCTAAGACTCTTATGTTTCTAAAAACAAAATATATTATTAACTAAATGCCTCAAACTGAGGCGTTAAGTAAGAGATGCTAATTATTTTTTTCGCTCCAAACCACTTCCGGTAACTTGTGTCCGTGAGAGAGAAAAAGCAAAGTGAGGATGATTTTCAGAAAGAATGTGTCAGGTGGATTGAACTACAATACCCGAAATTATTGGTACATCATAGTCCGAATGGCGGGAAGCGGAACGCAAGAGAGGCGCTAAAGTTTAAGAAAATGGGTACACGGGCTGGCTGTCCGGATCTGATGATCTATAAAAAGTCAAAACAATACGCTGGGTTAGCTATTGAGTTAAAGGTGGGGACTAATGGAACTACCGAAAATCAAGATCTATTCCTAGCCGAATTAACAGCAAATGGTTGGTATTGTATTGTAATTCGCAAGATGGATATTTTCATGCAAACAGTAAAAGAATATATGTCTGATGCGATTTAATGAGTGTAATGCTAACCATAATAACCAATTTAAAATAATTTATCATGGCTAAAACCTGTACAACCTGCGGCGGCGCCCCCTACGCAAAAGGATTCTGTAAGATCCATTATAAAATGCCAAGCCAGCTAAATCCTAAGCCGATTGCCAGAAAGCAGATGGCTGCGGTTGCCGCTGTTAAACGTCCAGCAATCAAACTTGTAAGCGATAGAAGAGCGAAAGAGCTGAGGGTATACGCAAAGATTTGCCCCGCTTTTAAAAAAGCGAATCCAGAGTGCCAAGCAAAGCTACCAGGCTGTACAGTTATGACCACCGACGTACATCACAAGTGGGGCAAGGAGAATGAAAGGCTTAACATGGTGGAGCATTTTCTCGCAGTGTGCCGTCATTGTCACGATGTGATAGGCGGCAACCACACGATGGCGAAAGAAAAGGGTTTTTCCATCAATAGAACCTTTGTTATTTAAATTATATTTAATAAGTCCTATTCTAAATAATGGGAAAGCAAACAACTTAATTATTCAATTCTAATAGAACAAACACTAAGACAAATAAGGAGAAAACAACAATGGGAATAGTACTACCAGAGGTCTGTATAGAGAGGCAGAAGCAATTTGATAAAGAGGCGAGGGTTAAAATAGTAAATCAAATTATCGCTGAAATAGCGAGCAGAGGGAGAAGGTTCTTTCATAATAAAGACCAGGTAGCTTATTTGTTTCTGCGCAACAATAAGATTTGGTACAAATGTGAATGGGTATCTGATCATCGTCCTGTTGAGGAAATATGCTTTTCCGTTAAAAAAAATGGTCGTATGGCAAATTGGTTTCACGGCGGCACACTGGAGTCTTTAATCCGCGACTTCTGCGACTTCGTCAGAACTGGTGAATATTCTAACCACAATCAAGGATACGGCGGCCTGTATTGTCAGCATTGGGGGTATTCGGCTGAAGATATGAGAGCTATTCAAGAGAAAGCTGTAGAGTTAGGGTATTTACGTTCACCTACCACTGATAAAGCGGATAAACAACAAGGGAATGTTTGAAAGAGAATTTTGTGATCTCTCTAAACTCATAGAGGAAATAGGGTTAACCAGAAGACAAAGACGTGAAATTGAGCGTCAAAGATTGAAGGATGTTAAAAAATCAGTAAGGATCATTAACAGGGCTAACAAATAAGGAAATGAGGGGAAAATGGGAAATAAGACACTATAAAGATACGGTGCATATCGAATCCGAAAGATATTCTGAACTGTTTAAAGCAATGAAAAAAGCACATCATTACAGTCGCTGGATTCAAACAATTAAATTCCTTAAATCAAGAGGGTGGACGATTAGTGAAAATCTATCTTACAAGGAGCATTACAACTGCTTATCGAAATACCATAAAATTGGGTGCAAAGGTAATGTCAGATGCCTAATGGAAATTACTGGCCGTGGTATTGAAATTAAGTTCGGAGATGTTGCAAACTTATGGACTGGTCACGCACAGTCGTTTTGGGATGATCAAAGGGACGACAGACATACGAATCTTTCATACCTCCAATACAAGGCTGTGGATCTTGAAAAACTTAAGATTATTAATTTCTTTAAATCACTGGGTTGTAAGTTGAAAATTAATGATCGTGAGCTTACGCCTGTAGAAAGTATTTTAAAAACATTAGGGATTAACGCCCATTTCCACGGTGTAATAAACTGTTTGGAAGATATTAAAACAGACATGGAAATCAGGCCAGAAAGGTTCTACAGTTACAACAACAAAGATCGCAATGGTAAACGAGTTAAGTGTGGCGAGATCAAATATTTCTATCCTTATCCGCATTGCCGCCTATGCTGCGGGGAAGTTTGGCATTCTGCTAATTCAAGTTGGTACGTGTTACACGGAAATACAATGTCTTATGTTCAGTCTTCAGATCTATTTGACTATGATCCCAAACTAAAAAGAAGACAGAAAAAGCAGGTTAGTCTTACTCATGTTATGAATCAGCATGTTGAAGGAGGTGATTTCCTGAAGGCGCACAAAATTCAAGCGCTAATAAAACGAAATTCAATAGGTAACTAACCGCCCATAGGGCATAACATAAACAAATATGGAAATTAAAAGCCTTAGAGATCTACGGGATTTCTTAAACACATTAAACGATACTCAGCTATCTCAAAGAGCTTTAGTTGCAGGTGAGGAAGACTTCACTCCAATTGATAGTGCTGTAATTACTGAAGAGGATTGGGTTGCTCCAGGTGATGGTGAAGACGGAGCTTTCCCGGTATCTCAGTATGAACCAGAAGACTATGACGGTGAACCTGTTGATAGTGACTTTAATAAGATAATCCCGAAAGGGTATGTTTATCTATATGAAGATTTTTAACTCACTCCCAGAAGGGCTAAAATAAAAGAATATGGAAAAGGAACTTTATTACGCATTGTCAGATAACGCTGATATGAGTTGTGTATGTGCTACTTTAAGAGAGGTAGCAGATTTGATAGATATAGACTTGGGAGATATAGATCCTAAGGAAAGAGTGCGTGTTTTTTATACTGTTACTCCACTGTATTTGACAGAAATTGAATTTAAAGAGCTTTCAGACGCTCAGTTTTAACTCACTCCCTGCAAAGGGGGTAAACACATAAAGAATGGAAATCACATACGATGAAGTTGAAAAACTAAAGTTAACTGATGCACAGTTAAAGTCTGCTAAGGCTGTTTTTAAAGCCATGAAAAATGCGTCCAAATTGGGGGTTCATTTCTGGGACAATTACGGGACTCTAACGGCCTATAATTCTAAAAAGGTAAGCGTTCCTATAATGGTAGACAGGGAGAATGACGAATATAAGATGAGAGAGAGCGAAAAACATTTTAGAGCTAGTGAAGGGACAGGAAGCGAAGTGCTTTATTATGAAGTAGTTAAAAATTTTCATGCTGGCAATGCCGACGATCAGTTTTACGCTGAAATTATTTAACCACCCCATAAGAGGGGATAACAACAAGGAAGATGGCAGAAAAGAGAAAGATACACTGTAGAAGATGCTTCGGTAAAGGGTACTATAGTGGTCAATGGGGGCAGATCGCTTGCTCCGACTGCAATACGCACGGTTATTTTTATGTGCTGATGGATAAGATTAAAAATAGGTGGGTTTGCATTGATGAAACATATGACGGTGATATGTACCGAAAACAACGAGTCAAAGAAGTTTATTAACCCCCGGCAATTCAGCCACAATTAAAATAATGTTATGGATAGTCAAAGTATGTTTAGTGATCAAAAAGTAGACGATTATAGACAATGGTTTTATCAAGCCCAACATTTAACAGATTTTGTTGAATTTATAGAAGATCAAATTGGCATTGACGAAATGAACAGAATACAGAAGGAATTTCAAAAATTGTATGAATCAAATACTCAGTAAGATGAAACAAGAGGATATTAATAAATTGAAAAACAAGATATCAAGCCTTGAACGACAAGTTGAAATTCAGAAGGGACGTATATCGTTCCTAGAATCTCAATCTGGGAAAATAGTAGACGGAGCAGACATATCACATGAGTCGCTAAAATGCCTGGCTAAAAGACTATCTCCGGATGTAGCTTTTAAATACGCTATTGATTGGTATCGTGAACAATTAACAGAGAAATCATGATCACAGAAAAACAAATAAATAGGGCTGCTGAGGAGTATATTCCGGTACATAAACAAGTAAAAGATTGTGGATTCCACTACGTAATGGGCATGAAAAAGGCTATTGAGTTGCTTCAGCCGGAATGGATAAAAGTAACCGAACGATTGCCTGATATATTCAGAGACGTAATTGTGTGCCACATATCAGATAAATGGCAAGGAACTATGTTCCATAACGGGGAAAGATGGGTTAATTCACTAGACCATGATGCTTGGCCTAATAAACCTACGCACTGGACTGAGCCTTTAGAATTACCTGAACCACCTAAAACAGATAAACATGTATAACAACATATCATTGGAAATCTTAATATTCGCTGCGGTGTCTGTGGTATCCTTATGCCTGGCTTATGTAATCGGTCTGTTTGTTAGAATGGCTGCTGTGTATTTAACTATGCTTAGAGATGAGGAAATAAAGAAGGAGGGGGAGTTATGAAAAAATCGGATAGAGAAATCATATTCAATAAGTTTTCTGGTAAATGCGCTTATTGCGGAACTGACCTTGTGAAAGGGTGGCATGTAGATCATTTTGAGCCAATAGTAAGAGGCTTTAAGTATGATAATGAGAAGAGGTCATACATTCATGACGGAACACAGGAGAGGCCAGAAAATAACACAATGGATAATTATATGCCATCCTGTGCCAGTTGTAATATAGTAAAGAGTTCCTTGCCTTTGGAGTCATTCCGGAAAGTAGTTTCCGGCTTTGTGGCCTCTTTGAACTTATATTCAACTCAATATAAGTTTGCTAAGCGATACGGCATGATTCAAGAGTATGAAAAACCGATTAAATTTTATTTTGAAATTGTTTCTTGTGAGGTATAAAAAAAGCCCACACAAGGTGGGCTTAAATTTTTGTTAGCCGTTGTTTAGATTAAAACCGTGTCTTTACTTTTCATAACTGCATGTTTTGATTGTTATTAAATATATCAATTATATTTAAGATATCTCAAATGTCTGGCCAAAATTAAAAATTCCCTCTTTAATACAGCTCTTTTTAGTGTAATAATTTTGAGTAAAAGATTTGGATATTCCGCTAAATGAGTGTTTCCCATGAACGATCACCTCTAATGACTGAGCGTCATCACACCATAAAGCATCAAGGTTGTCTCTTGTGGCTACAATAAGAGCATAACCTGCTGACTTGTCATCTTTTCTGTATCTTGGAAACTGAATTATACCATCTCTTTTTAATTCTATCCAAACATTGCTATGGTTTGCGCCACCATTAGAATTGAATGGCTTTTTTAAAATTACTTCTATCTTTAAATCTAGTACATTGTACTTAGAATTGTTCAGTATTTTAAAGCCATAAAATGTGCCGACTGAATCTACTCCCTTGCAGATAGCCGTGGATATGCTCATTTTAGGCCTCATCCGAGAGATGATCCAGAAAAATAATAAGGATGAGATTACTCCTGAAATGAGTCCTGTTAGAATTGATAGTAGAATTTCATTCATATTTGGTTATTTAGTTTTGCTCAAATATAATTTAATTATGAGTATTACGTTGTGAATAACCTAAATGTATATGCTTTCTGTTAATTAATATGCACCAACTCCAAATAAAGGCCTTTTTTCAATGTTCAATTAATCTTCAAAGAGTTGAACAATTTTAATTCCTAGTGCAGAGGCAATCTTGGAGAGTGTTTTTAAATTCGGCCAAACTTTCCCGTTTTCATATTTACTAATTGATGCCTGCTCAACATCACACAATATTCCAAGCCTTTCAGCAGATAATCCTTTTAGTTTTCGAAATTTAACAATATTCTTCCCGACGATGATCATCGTCCCGTCTACTTCTTCTGTTTTTAACCCTTCTTTTTTCATCGGAGGGTACTAAAGAATGTAAATTATTTTGGAATTGTTATGTGTTTAAATACATAATTTATTATTTTTAGCCTACTAAATTCAGAATTATGGAAATAAACCCTGATCCAGACTGTCTACCAGCTGATAAACAGTTCATACAATTTCAGATTTCAGTTGAGGAATTATACGGAAAATGGCGTAATGGATATTATAATGCGATTGAGCAAGCTGTTTATGAACAGGTAAATGATGACGTGAATGGGGAGAGTGTTATAATTCATTGTATCATGGCTGACGTGGTTAGGTGGCTGCCTGGTGATGAAAATCAGCCTGTTCATTGGCGAAATATTACTGCCGGAGAGTTGGAGTTGGTCGCCGCTTGGTCAAGGTTACACAATAAAAAAAAGACACCGAATTAACGATAATGACGCACCATAATTGGAGCCTCGATACCTAGCAGTTCGGGGCTTTTTTATTCTTCATGATCTTCAATGAGTTCTCCAATTTCATCTACGATTAGCGGATCTATATCGTCTGATCGCCAGGTTAGGCCAATATCTTCTAAAAATGGCGTAATAGAACCCTGAGGTTTGCCGTCTATTGATAGTTGATAAGAAAGCTCTGCCCCATCCTGATAAACAGGAGTAACCGAGTACTGAACATTATTGGCTAGATTAATGATAAATGGCTCCATGATAGTTGTTTGTAAGATAACATTATTTGAACCCCCTTTGTTTTAATCCTTCCCGGTATGCCTGATCTTTCAGTTTAAAAGCCTCCAGCTTGTTTTTTAAATCGATGATCATTCTTGAATACTCTATTCCGGCGTTTATAATCTGTTTTTCAGCAGCTTTAACTCCAGAATCAAAAGGGCGGACGACAACGTTTTCAAGCAATTCATCAATATCATGATTACAAAGCTCCTTATCAAAATAACGGTCTTCAAATTCCCACGGCAACCACCATTCGCTAGTCACTTTATCAAATAGCCAGCACTTAGTTGTCAATGCGTCCTTAACAAGTGGCCTTAACCTTACATTATCTCCTTTCTGTCTTCCGTAGTGACTAACCCCCATAATCTCAAAGCTATACACAAATAAGTGTAAAATGCTAATATTATTAGTAATTAAACTAAGGTAATTTGCAGATTATCGTTTTAGCTCACATATTATAATTTCAGAATATATCCCATAGATTCTAAGCTCCGCACTGCTTTCGTTAGATCTTTAACTATGAGTGATATAAAAGTCAGAGTAATTATTTTTTTTAGTCTGATCGGGTACGGGTATTTTTACAGCTGAGATTAGTGACAAGGAGAAGTGATGGGGAAAACAATCGACAAAAGTAAATCAATACCGCCTAAGAAGCTGAAAGCGGGCAGACCGACAAAATACAAGGTAGCTTATAACAAGCTTGCCTATAATTATTGTCTATTAGGAGCGGTTGATGCCGAGCTTGCTAAATACTTTGAGATTTCAGAGTCTGCGTTGAATGTATGGAAGAAGGAATTCCCTTCATTTATGGAGTCCATAAAAAAGGGGAAGGAAACTGCTGACGCAACAGTAGCTTCAAAGCTCTTTCAACGGGCTAATGGATACCAGCACCCGGATGTCGATATAAAGATGTTTGAGGGGGAAATTATTGAAACTAAGCTGACTAAGCACTATCCTCCTGATACGACTGCTGCTATATTTTGGTTAAAGAACCGTCAGCCTAAAAAATGGAGAGATAAGCAAGAAATAGGGGTGACAGACGAGGACAACAAAGATGTGCCTTTAGTAACGGTATTCAGATTGCCAGACAATGGCCGCAGTAGAGTATAATGTTATAGAACCTCAAGAAGGGTATCAAATGAAAGCGCTTAGCTCTTCGGCTGATATTGTTATTGGTGGTGGAAGCGCAGGTTCAGGCAAGACTTTCTGTTTGCTGTTAGACCCTATTCCTGACATCGATGTAAAAGGGTTCGGTGGGGTGATCTTCAGAAGAACAAGCCCACAAATAAGGAATGAGGGCGGTCTATGGGACACTAGTATGTTGTTGTTTCCACACCTTAAGGCTGTGCCAAGAGAGAGTAATCTTGAATGGGTGTTTCCAAAAGGCGCAAAGATTAAGTTTTCCCATATTGAATATGAGAAGAATGTTTTAGACTGGCAAGGATCTCAAATTCCATTTATTGGTTTTGATGAGTTAACGCACTTTACAAAAAAGATGTTCTTCTACCTGTTAACCCGTAATCGTTCCGTGTGCGGAGTTAAGCCAAGGGTTAGAGCCACGTGCAATCCTGACCCTGAAAGTTGGGTTGCAGAGTTAATATCATGGTGGATTGATCAAGAGACCGGGTTCCCTATTCCGGAACGGGATGCTGTAGTTCGCTATCTGGTTGTTGACGGGAATGATTATATATGGGGAGACACAGAGCAGGAGGTTATCGAAAAAGCCTGGCATATACTTGAACCAATCGTATCAAGGTCGGGCATAGACCCTAGGGAGTTTATTAAATCGGTTACTTATGTATTTGGCGATATATATGATAATAAAGAGCTATTAAAAACAAACCCGGCTTACCTGGGTAACTTGATTTCGCAGGATAAGGAAACACAAAGCGCACTATTGTATGGTAATTGGAAGATTGTCATATCAGATAATGACGTATATGACTATAGTGCGTTCTGCGGTATGTTTAATAACATGTATGAAGTTGACAAAACTGGTAGGTACATAACTGCTGACATTGCTCTTAAAGGATCTGATAAGTTTATAGCAGGAGCGTGGGAGGGAATGGAGCTGATAGACTTATTAATAATGAATAAGAGTGACGGCAAAGAGGTCATTGAAGGGATAAAGAAGCTGGCAGTTGAAAACAAGGTTCAAAACCAGCACATCACATATGACAATGACGGTGTGGGTGGCTTTGTAGATGGCTTTATTGTTGGGGCAATACCTTTCATAAACAATGGTACACCACTACCTAATCCAGATGCAACAACATCAGCAGAGCGTAAGACTCCTGAGAATTATGAGAACCTAAAGACTCAATGCTACTACCGGAGTGGGGCAAATGTATTAGCTGGCAACTATAAGATATCTGAGAAAGTAGCTAACATGATGTATGATGATAAAATGACTGTAAGACAGAGGTTTATGTACGAAAGAAAGGCAATTAAGCGAGCTAATGCGGATGCAGACGGTAAGTTAAAGATCATCAAAAAAGCAGAAATGAAGGTTAAGCTTAATGGGCAGTCTCCCGATTTGCTTGATCAATTTATGATGAGGGAGCGGTTTAACTTAAAGGCGGCCTTTACACTATACGTAAAATAGAAAAATTAAATAGAAGAGGGGGATATTTAGATGGGATGGTTTAATTTTAAAAGCAAAAAGACTTCGGTCTTAAAGGACGCAAGTCAAAGTGCGGTAGGTCATGCAGTTGTTGACAACGAGTTATTTAAAGCGTTTTATAAGTACATGGGTGCTGGAGCAGTCAATTGGTTTGATCAAACTGGAGAGACCTATGTGGATAAAGGGTATAGCGGTAACGAGCATGTTTTTTCTGTTATGCGTGTGTACCTGAATAAGGCGAAGATTCCAAATTATATTCTAAGTAAGAAGAAGGATAAAAAGGCGTTTACTCGGTTTGACCAGTTTATTAGATCAAAGGATGATTCTCACCGAATTGAGGCGCTAAGGTATAAAGCGCTGGCTTTAGAGGAATTAGATAGCCACCCGTTATTAGACTTGCTTGAAAACCCAAACTCTTACCAAACCAGAACAGAGTTTATTGAAGCTGCATTTGGGTTTTACAAACTACTTGGCGAAACGTTCATTTATGGCATTGCTCCATTATCCGGAAGGGATGCTGGAAGATTTACAGAGCTTCACGTGTTACCAGCACATTTAGTTGTTCCGGTCTTTTCTGGTAATTACCTGAAGCCGATAAGAGGTTACAAGTTCATGATGGGCGATTATTCAATCGAGATACCCGCTGAAAACATTATGCACATGAAGACCTGGAATCCTCATTGGGATCATAACGGAACTCAGTTAAGAGGGTTCAGTCCGTTAAAACCAGGCACTAAAACATTAACAAGGAACGAAGCAAACCAAACAGCCCAAACAAAAGCATATAAGAACGGTGGAAGTGCTTATTTGTTGAGCGGTGATTCAAGCGGCAACAACGAGCCATTGACTCAGACACAGATTGATTTAATCAATGAAAGGATAATTGAAAATATCCGTGGTGAAGAGAACTTTATGAACATTACTGCTACAAATGGAAATGTAAAGGCTACCAAAATAGGGGAAAGTCCTGTTGATCTTGAGTTATTGGCTGGCGACGTAGCAGATAGAGGCAAGACAGCCTCTTTATTTGGGGTTGATCCGTTACTTGTCGGCGATAAAAGCGGTAGTAGTTTCAATAACCAGGAGCAAGCTTATAAAGCGTTGGTGACAAATGTCATCTTGCCGGATCAAATGGAGTTTACAAGCAAACTATCAACCTGGATATTACCACAATATGAAGATGAAAACTTACATCTGTGCTTCGATACCGAATGTTATCCGGAATTAAAACCAGATTACAAGTTGTTAATGGAGATATACGGTAAACCACGTTTAAGAGAGAATGAGAAACGTGGTGTTTTTGGATGGGACGATGATCCAATGCCAGAAATGAATGAAATCTACATTGAAGCCAACCTAATCCCATTAAGCAGGATTAAAGAACTAGATATCAACAGAAGCAGAAGTAATCAAAATGAGAAACCTCCCTTAGAACCTGTTATTCCGGTAGTTTAATGAGCGAAATACAATTCAGAGTAATTATTTTTTTTTGTTCGCAGCTGTTGATTTACCTTAGTGGAAGATTAGTGAGAGAGGTTAGTGACGAAGGGTCGGGATTTGTTGAGGTTGGTGGTTTTAGGTTAAGATAGAAGGGTATACGGAAGGGCAATAGAGAGAGATTAGTGAGAGAGATTTGCACCGCTGTATGCCCTTTTTCTTTGTGTGATGGATTAGTGAGGGGGGATAAATGGAAACGAAGAAATTAAGTACTGAGGTCAAAGAAGTCGATGACACTCTGGGGTATGTTGAAGCATATGCGAATGCTTATGGCAATGAGGACAGTGATAAAGACATATCACATCAGGATTCATTCGTAAAGACTGTTAAGGAGGATTTTAAACGTATTCGGGTTTACAAAAATCACAATCAAACTATCCTTGTTGGTGTACCAAAGCTATTAGATCCTAAAGATCCTTACGGGCTTAAAACGGGAACTCAGTTTAATATGAATACTGATGACGGAAAGAACATGTTTTGGGACGTTAAGCTAATCCATGATAACAACCAGAACGCAGATTTATCCATAGGATATCGTGTAATGGAAAGGGATCAGAAAGACCGCCGAATCATTACTGAGTATAAGTTGAAAGAGTATTCTTTTCTAACAAGCTGGGGCGCAAATGATAGGGCTATAGCAACATCAATTAAAAACGCTAAAGATCCACAGGAGTTTATAGCATTCCTGGTTAAGGCGTATAATCTGCCTTATTCTGACGCAAGGCTGATTGCGCTAGAAGATATCTTGAAAACATTATCAAATAATGAGACACCAGAGATTAAAACAGCAGAGCATAAATCAATTTACGAATTAATAAATACAAACTTTTAAGAAGGGACGGGAATGACTGAAGAGGAAAAAGTAAAAGCAGAAAATGAGGCGCTAGATAAAGTGAAAGCGGCAGCAAAGAAAGAGGCGGAATCCGCTGTAAAAAAAGTCAAAGAGGACGGCGAAAAGGCTTTAGCAGAACAAAAGGCCGAATTTGACAAGAAGGTAGCCGCACTCGAAAAAGCAAACAAAGAAACTCAAGACCATGCAAATGATCTTGACGCAAGGCTACAAGGAGGCTTGAAAAAGGAAAAAGAAGGGTTTAAATCTCTTAATGAGGCACTAATTGACGCTTTCAAGGCTCAAGAAAAAGAAATCAAAGCTATTGTAGATGCCGATGGGGTGCAATCAGCTTCATTGGTTATTGAGGTTAAGGCCGCAATAGATATGGGCGTAGGTAATACAATCGGATCTGGGACTACTCAGGTTTCTATTACTGATAATACAAATATAATCAGCACAATTCGTCGCAGAACTGAGTCTTATCTTGCGTCTGTAACTGTTGGATCTACAGCCGGCAACCGTGCAATGTGGATCGAAGAAACAGACGAGCAGGGAAATCCACTGTTTATCGGGGAAGGCACAGGGAAGCCAGCTGCATCAGTTCGTTACGTTGAAAAAACAGCAGTAGTTAAAAAACTAGCTGTTTATGGTAAGGTTACTACAGAAATGCTTGCCGACTTGCCACAGCTAATATCTTATATCCAAAACAATTTAGCTAAGCGTCTGGAATTAAAAAAAGAAGATGGGCTGTTCGCTGGGGATAACGTTGGGGATAATTTAAACGGAGTCAAGAACTTTGCTACGCCTTTTGTTGCAGGCGGAGCGGCTGCAAGTATCGCTTTTGTTAATGAGTTCGATGTACTGGATGCTGTAGGTACTCAGGTAGACTTGGCATTCGGAAATCCCAATGCGGTCTACATTCACCCGACAACTCTTCAGAAAATGAGGGCTATTAAGACGACTACTGGTGAATTAGTTTATAAAGACTATTTAGATCTTAACGGAGGTGGTTTAATGGTTCATAATATGAAAATTTTACCTACAACACTTGTTCCAGTGGGAGAGTTTTTAGGAGGAGATATGACAGCGGTAAATGTGCTATTCAGGGAAAAACTTAATATTCAGATCGGACTTGATGGCAATGACTTTACAAACAACAAGAAAACAATCTTGCTTGAGCAGAGACTTGTGCAGTTTGTGTCTGCAAACGACACTCAAGTAATTGTCAAAGGAACATTTGCCACCGCACTTGCAGCATTAAATAAGCCAGCTTCTTAATTATTCACAATGAGCAAAGTATAAATTTCGACTCTGCTCATCTAATTTTTAAAAAATGAAAGTAACAGTAATTGAAAGTTTCTGCGGAATTGAAGAGGGCACGCCATTGGATCTCCCAAAGGATTTAGCGTCTCCGCTTATAGAACAGGGATATTTATCTGAGCATATTGAAGCTGCTCCAGGCTTAGACCATATTGATCCGCCAGTTGATGAGTCGGTTATTACCGAGGATATAGCAGCAAACGCTGAAGATCCGGAACAGAGTAAAAGTAAAAAAGGAATTAAATAATACAGTTACCCTACCTATAGCCAGGTAGGGTAATCTAAACTTAATATTATGGCAAAAGTAAGAGCAATAGCCTCAACCATTAGCTACGGATCAAACGGATTTAAGCACTTGGGGGATGTTTTTAATCTTCCGGACTCTCAGGCAAAGGAGAAAGAAGCTTTAGGTCTGGTGCAGATTCTGCCTGACGAAAAGGAAGATAAAACAGGCAAAGAAACAAAAGAATTAAAGAGCGAAGTAAAAACGAAATAATGGCAGTATTGACACCTGAAGCAGCAAAACTATACATGCGTATTGACGATTCATATAATCTAGAGGATTCCGTCCTTGTGGATATGATCAAAACGTCTATTTCCTGGTGTGAAGAGTATACCGGATTGAGCTTTTCGGTCAAGGATTTAACCAGAGCTACAGGACGTAAGCGTACTGAGTTAGTTGCTCCTGTAATTAGTATTACTTCTGTGTTAAGCGTCAATGGGCAGGTAGTTGAGTATTTGTATTCTGATAATGTTGTCTATACGTGTGGTGAAACTGCATTGATCTCTTATAAAACTGGATATACTCCTGAAAATTTACCTGAACCAATTAGGTCTGCAATCAAAATGATGACTGCAACCCTTTCGGAGAACCGAGAATCCTTTATAGTTGGGGAAAGAGGGTTGACTATGGTTGATGTACCATTCAATGTTACAACCTTATTACGTCCTTATTCTCGTGTCGGAGGACTTTTTTTATGATAGGGAATAAGCGTGAGCGGGTAACAATAGTAACATTTGAAGATTTAAAAGACCCGGGCGGAGGAGTTACACCAGGTCAGCGAGTTGTTTACTGGGAAACATGGGCAAACGTAACTACCATAAAGAACCAGAGGAATGCGCAAGCATACCAAACGGATTTAGAGGAACCGAAAGAGTTTGCAATTCGCTACAGGCCAGATAAGCAGCTGACTAAAAATATGATTATTGAATACCGTAGCGCTAAGTACACAATTCAAAGTAATATTAACGTAGATGAACGTATGCGGGAATTAACAATAATTGGATTAACAAGGAAATGATAACGGGACTTGATAAAGCCCTTAGCAGGCTCACAACAAAGTTTGTTAGAGTTGAAAACGCAATCCTTGATGGCATTACCAGTGTAGGGGAGGCTATTAAAGCCGATGCAAGTTCTTACGCCAGCGCAATTGGATTCTTTGACAATGATGGCAATTGGGTTGAGCTGAATGGAGCGATAAAAGGAGGAGCGACTAATAAAGGTCAAGGCTATCGAATTTGGGTTGACGCTGGTAAAATGGGTGCGTATGTAGAGTTTGGAACAGGAGAGTACGCCTCCGGAACCTTAGCAGCCTACAATCAGGAATGGAGAGAGTTAGCCCGTCAGTTTTATGTAAATGGTAAAGGCAGATTACCAGCAAGACCCTACATGTATCCGGCATGGGTGAAAAATACAACAGGATTAACAGATAACCTGAGAAAAAGAATGAATAACCCCTATTAAAAGCGAAATGGATTTAAAAGACATAACCTACCCATTAAGGGTCGCTTACATAGCAAAATTAGCTGGATTAAAATATAATGAGGTTACGGTTCCTATTTACGATTCAATCGTACCGGAAACTGCTCCTAGTTATTTTGTCGTGATAAGAGATCAGAATGAAGCTGATCACAGCCTGAAATGCGGGTTTAATACTGATGTCCATGTAACATTAGATGTCGTAACTAAGTTCCCGCCAGGAGCAGGGTCTGGGATTGTACGAGATGCAATATCAAGTAAGATTAACAGTCTGATTTGTACAGAAAATTATTCGCTGAGGCTTAATCTATTGCCTGATTTTAATGTAATGAACAGCATTAGGACGCTAAGCAGACAGATAGAAGAGCTTTCCAAAACAGAGAATATTTTCAGGAGAATCAACATTTATAAGCACGAAATACAACAACTAAGGTAGTTTTCTTGCTCATAATTGAGCATAATAACAACCATAATGATTAATAAATAGAAAACGATAAAGGAGGAGAGAGATTATGGCAGAGGAAGCATTAGGCTTTAAAAACGGAACGAAAGTTCTTTTATTCGTGAAATTAGGAACGCCAGCCGCGTGGGTAACGCTGGCCTGTTTAAAAACAAACAGTTGGGATTCAAGTACGGATCAGATCGATACAACAACTAAATGTTCAGGTAGATACAAAACATCCTTACCGGGAGATATCTCCTGGTCATTCAAAGGGGATGGCAATGCTATTGACGATACTGTAGCAGTAAGCCAGGCGTCATTCAATGTGTTGGCGGGTTTGCAGAAAGCAGGAACTACCTTTCCTATGAAAATGGTCGGGGTTGACGACCCTACAGATGTGATCAGAGGTAATGTGTTCATTACTTCCATTTCTAAGAGCGCCGGACGTAATGAGGCAGTTGGATTCTCGTCAACATTCCAGGGTGTGGGTGAATATTTTTTAACCCCTGAAGCACCATAAGCATGAATAACGGGAGAATTACAATTGAGTTAGCGGGGGTTAGAACCCCATTAACTTTCGGCATGTTAGCCGTAGAGGAGTTTGGAAATAGACAAGCAATCGGTAATACCGGATGGAGTAAACTAATTACTGATTTAGTGTACTCAGGATACTGCAATGAAGAAGTGGTAAGCGGGCGTAACCCTGCCTTAACCTACAGAGATATTGCAGAGAGCTTAGATCAATTAATTATTGATAAAGACACAATTCTGTCGGATGTGTTTGCCTGCTTCGAAAACAGTAAGGCGGGTGCTGAATTGCTTGGGGTCGTAAAAAAAAAGGAAGAACCAGTAAAACCCAAAAGAACACTCAAAAAACAGACTGGAACAAAATAAAACGCTTTGCATTCGGAGAACTCGGATTGAAGCCGATAGAGTTTTATGCCCTGACGCATTTGGAGTACACCCTAATGAGTCAGGGCTTTTTTGATAAAGATTTACGAGAATGGAAGCGCGTTAGATCACTGGGGTGGATAATTCAATGTGGGTATGCTGATCCTGAAAAAATGCCTGAAAATCAGATGGTTTGGTGGCCTTTAGAGGGGGATTCAATACCTAAAAAGGAAAGATTTAAAATAACACCAGCGGAGAGGAAACGAATTGCTGAACGGATACAAAAGGAAATAGGGAGGTAGATATGGGCGCAGGAAGTGACGCAATGTTATCGTTAGAGGTAATTGCGAAAATGGATAGCCTCTCGGCGGGGCTTAAAACAGGCGAAAAAGATATAATAGATTTTGTTAGTAACGGAAACACCGCATTAAAAAGCCTTGAAAAGACTTTAAGCGACTTAGGTATAGGTATGTCTTCTCAGGGACTTAAGTCCTTCGGCAATGAAATGAAGGATTTGAAGGTAAAAGCTGAAGATAGCCGAGTAGCCTTTATGAAGACTAAGGCGGCTAATGAGGAGCTTAAGAAAGCCACTATTGATGCAACTACAGCAGTTCAAGAGCAAAAAGTAGTTACAGAAACAAATAGATCCTCTGTAGAAAGAGCAAAGGAGGCAACGCTCCAATATACAGCGACTCTTATTCAACAGAAGTTAACTACTGAACAAAATAGAACTGCCAGCGCAGCAGCAACTGTGGCTATCAACCAGCTCCGTCTAGCTAACATGCAAAACAAGGTAGCGGTAGTTGCAGCAGCGGGAAGTTACGCAGAGGCACAACAGAAATTAACCGCATTAGGCAAGGAAATCAGGGCGGCTGGAGATGTTATGACGGGTAAAATGAACCCGGCTGTAAAGGCTATGATTATCCAGTATGACAAACTCAATGACTCATTAAAGAAAGTTGATGCTGCGATGGGGAATCATCAGCGGAATGTTGGTGACTATGCTTCGGCGGCAATTAAAAGCCTTGCGGCAATGGCCGAATCTTATATTTCATTTTATACAGTTGTTTCGCTCGGAAAGCAAATCATTGCAAATAATGCTGAAATATCTGATAGCATGTCCGATGTTCAGCGTACCGCTGGTTTAACAACCGTTGAAGTTAATGCGCTTGTTGAAACATTAAAGAAGATCGACACCAGAACCTCATTAAAAGGGTTACTTGACATCGCTATCATTGGGGGTCAATTAGGTATCGCTAAAGAGCAACTAGGCGGGTTTACAACTGCGGTAGATCAGTTATCTGTATCGTTATCCGGAGAGTTACAAGGTGGAGCTGAAGGAGTTGCAAAGTCTTTAGGAGTATTAAATAATGTATTTGGGGTTTCAAAAGCCGAAGGAGGCGACGTTGAAAAGGCATTTAATCAGATTGGATCAGTAATACTTGGCCTCGGGCAATCTGGCCTAGCCACAGGTGATTTTCTTACCGATTTTGGAGAGCGAGTTGGTGGGGTGGCGGCGCAAGCCGGGTTGTCTTTACCTGTGTTACTTTCTTATGGGGCAGTTTTACAAGAAAACGGAGTATCGGCAGAGGTTGCGGGTACAGCATTTAAAAAGTTGATAGGAAGTATAGCAACTAAACGGGAGAAATTCTTAGCGGTAGCTCAGATTGCTGATGCGAGTTTAACTTTAAAAGAGTTTACTAATATTATTAATACCGATACTCAAAAAGCACTAGAGTTATTCTTTAATGGGTTAGCGAAAGGCGGACAAAAAACCACACAGTTTCAAGATTTAATGAAGTCTGCTGGTATGGATGCGGCACGAGCAGGACAGGCAATTTCAGCCTTAGCCTTACATCAGCAAGATTTAAATAAGCACATTTCCGAGTCTACAGTCCAATATAAAGAAGGTAAACTAAGCGCTGAGCAGTTTGAGATTAAAAATGATAACCTGGCTGCTAGTTTGTCAAAGCTTGGGAATACAATTACCAATATCACTACTGATCCGAATTCAAGTACAGGAAATTTCTTTAAAAGAGTTATTGAAGGAGCTACTACTTCGATAAAATGGATTGATACTTTAGCTGATAGAATTCAAGCCGCAAGTGATAAGATGATTATTACAAAGGTGATGAATGGCGGCACTCCAGTTTCCAGCAAGGAAGAAATTGACGCTGCTTTTAAAAGACGTAGAGATAGATCCACGGACGATCTAAAAGACAGGCTGACTGGCACCGGGTCAACAAAGGCAGATTTAATGGCTTCGGGTAAATCAGAAATTGAGTTACGTAAGTTAATCACAATTGAAACAAAAAAACAAACAGAGGCAATTGGCAGGCTAAACTATAACCTTGCCTATATTAAAGATCCAAATAATGTCGGAAAGCCTCTTGATGACCAAATAGCTAAAACAAACAAGCTTAGACTGGCTACATTCCAACAGGAAGCCACTGTAAATCGACTAAAGGACACCTATAAAAAACTCTACCCACCTACAGTTGTAAAGGGAGAGGGAGTTGATCTACCAGGGAAAGAAAATAAGAAGTCTGCACATGCTTTTGATACAGTAGAAAAGCAACTCCAAGACTTTTATAACAAGTCTAATATAATCACCAAGGAGGGGCTTAGTAAGGATCTTCAGGAATGGGATGACAAGTACAACAAGATAAAGGCAGTAATTGAAAAACTACCTGCCGGAGAAAAGAAGGCAAAAGCCTCTGCGACGCTTGAAACAAACTATACTGAAGGAAAAACCAATATCATAGCTGATAATTCAAAGCAGATTGCAGACTTTGTTAAAAAAAGGAATGATGCTACTGAACTGATAGAGTTAGACGGGACAGCCAGGACAATTCAGAACTTGAAAAATGAGTTCGCAGAAAAGATTAGACTTTCTGAAGGGAATAAATCTGCTATAATTGCACTCAAAAAACAGGAGGCTGACGAAATCAATAAGGTTAATGTTGATAAGGGGATTAAAGATCAGCAGATATCTGCGCTACAGATAGCAGAAATTGTAAAAGAGCATAGGAATACGCAAATGGCAATGTTTGACGCATCAAAAAATGGCCTTGACCCTTATGGAGCGCAGATAGAAGCACAAAGGAGAGCGCTAGAGGATCTTAAAAAACTTAGGTCTGATGCACTTATTAACCAGGCAGAATATGAATCCAAATCTGCTGAGTTATCAAAAAATACAGAAGCCCTCATAAATACTCAGGCGTTTGCCGAAAATATGAAGTCTGCGGTTGAGTCATTTACTGTAGATACAGTTGGGAAATTTGCTGAAGGCATTGGCCAGATGATGGCAAGTGGTGATATGTCTGGATTTGGCAATGAAGTACTTTCAGCCTTTGGCGGATTCTTAGGAAAAATGGGAGACTTATTGATACAATACGGGATTGCTGCTCAAATAAAAGCCGCCCTAGATAAGGCTTTGCTCGTACCATTAGGAGGTTTTATTGCTGGAGCGGCGGCAATTGCTGCTGGTATTGCTTTGAAAATTGCGGCCGGTGCATTTAGCGGGCTTATAAATGGAGGGAGCGGAGGATCAGGAGGCAAACAACAGCAATCGCCGCAATACGGAGTTGCGCACTACGCAATGGGAACAAATTATGCACCAGGAGGTGTAGCATTAGTAGGAGAACAAGGACCCGAATTAGTTAATTTGCCAATGGGGTCTCAAGTCGTGCCGAATCATGATGTAATGCGCTCAATAAACGGTAACGCGAATGTTCAGGTAATGATTCCAGAGGTTCGACTAAGCGGACAGGATATTTATGTTTCATTTAAAAGAACAGAGAAGATCAATAATAGAGGATAACAATTAATATTACCATCAACTAGAAGTACTTTTGTAATCCTAGTTGATGGTTATTCAGAATACGAAAATGGCATTTTAAATTTATTGGAGAAGTCTGATATAATATCAAATATCAGTGGCCTAGGAGGATCAATGAGGTAATGCACTGTACCATAACTGTTGTTTTCGTGCCGAATCTTTAATATTACTATTAACTCACCATCCTTTGCCCTTACATTTATTCTTACCTTAGATTTCCCTTTTATTACAGTTGCGCCATACGGCACCGTATCTTCAATTTCAAAATCTTTTGACTCAATAAAGAATAAATCATTATCCTTAGCGCTAATTTCATATCCAGAATCTAAAAGCATGTTTGCAGCTTTCAAATATCCCTCTTTTGCAGACAGACTCGTATTTATAATTATTTTACCTGCACCACGGAAAGGGCTTGATGATATCTTCTGTCCAAATGACGCTATAGGCAACAGTAGTAGGATTATGTAAAGTAATTTCTTCATTGTGTAAAATTAAACTCAAATATAACTATTCAAACCAGAGTAATTATTTTTTTTTGTTCGTGAATGTTGATTTACCTTTAACATAGATATAGTGAGGGGGATAAATGGCGAATTACGGTGTAAAATATAGGTTAGATTTTTGCGGAAGAGGGGCAGTCAAAAAAAGAATTGATCTCCTAAAGATGGATTATACCGGGGAAGTGATTTCAGTATCCGGAGGCTCTGAACCAATTAAAATAACTTATAAAAATGAAGCTGATGATAAACTAAATCAATTGACAGGCAGCTCGTCTGTAACCTCATTGTTGGCTACTTCTGATGCTTACGGCTTGCAGAGTTTTTATACTGGAGACGAAAGACAATGGAAAATTAACCATTATTCTGGGGACGATTTCAAGCTAAAAGGATCTTGGTTTATTGTGCCTGACAGCTCAAAGGAACCGTTTAAGTCCTATCCTTATGAATTTGAATTAAAGGCAACCGATGTAATTGTTTCGCTTAAAAATACGCCATATGTAACTGAGTACGGCGCTCTAATAAAGAAGGTTGATAACTTAAAAAATATCCTTTGCGAATGCCTACGATCTACAAAGCTAGATTTAAACGTATTGATCGGTGTTAATACCTATGAGCAAACAATGGCTAATGATATTAACAGTTGTCCGTTGTCTCAGACTTACGTAGATACAAACAGGTTTATTGATACAAATAATAAACCTTATTCAGTATATGAAATCATAAAATCCATTTGCTCACAGTTTACGGCCAATATAAAACAGGTTGATGGAGAATGGTGGTTTGTTGATGTAAGTCAGCTTGCAGGCAATGGGTTTAATGCTCGTAGGTTCGCTCCAGATGGAACTTTTATTTCATCAGAACTAGTAAATAAAAACAGAAATGTTCAGCCAGATGAGTTAACCGATAATGACCTGTTTACTGAAAATCAACCTGCTTACAAGTCAGCTGCAACCTACTATCAAGCGGGATATCTTTCTAATAAACTCGTAAACGGAGATTTCAATACAATTAATCCGATACCAATAATAGAAAGGTTTGCAGGTTGGCATGTTGGCGGCGGTATAGATGTCAGTGTAGGCCAAAAAATGGCAACACTTCCAACAGGAGAAGTGCCTACGGGAGATTATTACGTGAAGTTTTTCAATAGTTTCAATGCTGAAGGTCAAGGATTTTATTCTGATCCAGTTCCGATATTGCAAACTAATACCATTGTACTATCCCTAACTTTAGGAGCAGACGATGGAAATTCAGATAGCAAACGCCAAATTGGAATTTACTTACGGGCGATATTTACACGTCCGGATGGTTATATAAGGTACTGTAATCTTGACACAGATGCGAGTTGGGCACCAAGCTGGACAGAGTATCCGGCTGCTATCAAGACTTATAAAAAACGTAAAGAGCTAAATGATGATCAGAATTTAAGTTTCAATTTACCTTTTACCGGGTCAGACGGTTTTATTTCAATCTGGATCTGCGGGGTTAGGCACGAAGACACTTCAAGTCCATTAAGAGTTAGGATTGATAATGTCAATTTGAAATTGGATCAAAATCCATTTTACAAATCTTCAATTGGGTTCGTAAATAGATTAACTCAGTTTGGATCTTATACGGAAGCTCCAGACACGACAGTGCTGTTATTTGGTGACGATGACAATCCTAGTCGTACATCATGGATGCGGTTGGCAAATGGACAGCCAACTACTGGCTGGAGAAGCAACGGAGAAATTTTACTACTCCAACAGATTGCCACCAGAAATATTCTGACTCAATACAAGCGGGTATCAAGGCGTTCTGAAGGTAGTTTTATGGGGGACTTTTCTCCTTTAGATATATTTACACTTCCTCTTACGCAAGGAAAATTCATGTTTGTAAGCGGAACATTTGCCGTTAAATCTGGGAGACACAAGCTAGTGCTTTCAGAGGTAATTGAACCTGGATTGCAGTTTATCACTGAGGAGAAGTTTGAAGACTATGGAGATTTCAAAGATTCCAAAGGTAATGCCGTAGGCTCTCCAAACGGCGTAAACATCCCGGCCGTACCGGGGAATATTAACGTTGAGGATTTTATTCACAATAAGGCAGTTTATCAAACAGATGCGGTATTTAATGTTTCTCAGGGAACTTTTAAAGACAAACTGTTCATTCCTTCAACTGACTTCAAGCTTTGGAAAATTTATGTTGATTCTTCTGGTTTAGGCGGCGGTGCAAGTCCATTGCCTGGAGGCGGATCTGCTACTCTAGCAGGTTTAACTGATGTGGCATTATCAAACCTTGCAATAGGCCAGGCATTAACATGGGATGGGTTTAAATGGGTAAATAAGAGTGTAGTTACTGATCTTTCGAATTACTATACTAAAGGAGTATCTGACTCCAGATTTTTAGCTATTGGAGGGACTGCTGTAAATTCTATCTCATGGGCAAATGCTGGATCATATATTAATACAGATGTTGCAGTAAATACCTATTTGATGGGATTAGGTGCTGATGGTAACTGGCATCCAATTGGTAAGGGTAATTTAACTGCCTTTTTAGGAGTTATTGAACCTTTGCCAAACACTATCCCTCGCAGAGACTCCTCGGGTTATCTTCATGCGAATTACATTAGGACTCCTGAATCAGCTGGTAATCCAAGAGGAGACGCATCCCTACAATCTATGTATGGTAATGACAGTGCAAATGGATATCATTATTCATGGAATCAAGCAGCAGTCAGAACTTTCTTAGGCTTATCTTCTGGAAGTGATTTTGTCCGAAAAAATGTTGATAGCATAAATAGTGCTGGACAAGCAGATGGGCAAAGAGGTAATCTTGTGACTTTTGCCTATACTGGATCAGGCACACCTTATAATGGCTCATTATGGTCAATGGGAGGCTTCCAAAATGGCAGTTATGATTTACAAATCAATAGCTTTTATGGCAACACAGGTGATATAGCTTTCAGAAATAGAAATGGTGACAACAATACATGGGGAAGTTGGAGAAATTTACTTTACAATGGTTACAATAATGCTACTGTAGTATTTTCCGGCGGATCAGGCACAGGTTATAATAGTTCAGAATTGCAGATTATGAGAGGCGGTGATACACCTCCTGTATTATCATTTCATTGGGCAGGCAAGGTGGCTTCAAATATCTCAATACAACCAAGTGGACGAATTGCAATTACAAATAACCCCGGAACAGGATTCGAGGATTTAATCGCTAAAAATATTGAAGGATCTGGCAGTGTAACATCAGGAGATTGGTTTTACACTTCTGGTCAATGCGGTATTTATTCTGGAACCTATCGAGTCGGCTTAAAACCAATTAGTGCCAATCAATGGAGCTTTTATACGGATACAGTAAATAATGTTGTAATTAACTTAACAGCTCAAGGAATATCAAAAGGAAGTATACATGGGGATTACGCTGGAAATTTTGGATTTCTTGATAAAGATGGTAGCTGGTCATTAAGACGCGACATAAATAATGGCTATTGGTATGCAAACTCATACATAACTGATAATTGGTTTAGAAGTACTGGTTCTTCTGGATGGTTTAATGAGACATTTTCTGGAGGTATTTATATGCAGGATGCAGTCTATATTAGAACATATGGAGGCAAGAAGTTCTACTGTGATAATATAATTCAAACCTCTGCTAGTTTTGAAAGTAATGGATATGGATTTAAGTCTACTAACCACCGTGGCATGGTAGGGAGCTATGACCAGACTGATACAGCCAACAAAATTATTTGGACAATCGGTGATCAATGGAATGAGATAGGAACGATGTACGGGTTAGGTTATTCGTACAATGGTAGATTAAGGAGTGGAGCGCACCAGGTAGTTATTTCGCAAGCAGGAACTCAAAACTTATCCTTAGGGATGGACGGTTATATTATTGCAGAAGGAACTATTTCGGCAGGTACAGGTACAAATGGAGGTTTCCAGAATAACGCTTATAACCCAGGTCATAATAATATTTGGAGGCTGGCGAATGCCGGGGAATATGGAATTGGGTATTACCAGGGGGGCAATAGCGGTAATGATTATATTGGTTTTCATTTTGGAAATAGAGCTACTCCCCAATTTACATTTAAACAGAACGGAGAACTAACCGCTCCGGTCGTGAAAGCTACGTCAGCATTATACATCCCTTCCACATCAGGAAAACTCTGGAAACTTTACGTACAAGACAACTAACATGGCAGCACCAAATACTGTATACCTGGATGGTGGAGCAACAAGAGTTCCTATTCATATTGAAGGAGAGATAAAGCTTGATGCTTATCCTGCTTTAAAACTTGCTGAGTATGGCAATACCATTAAAGATCTATTCTACATCGATGCATGGATAATGGTCGATGACGGGTTGGGGAAATCCGGGTTCGTTGGGATTGTCAAAGATATCCCTGACTCCCAAAATTATAAGATGCACGCCGCACCGAGGGTGTTTAAAGCAAGATTGGAAGATGCCAATGGCCAGCGATTTATTGTGATGAATGATTCTGGGTTAAATACCTTGCCTTACGTCGGTGTGCCTTCAGTTGGTGAGCCAGATACAACCGGAACCAACGGCCAGGACAATTTTGCTGGGCAAGTATTCCTTTCAGTGAATTACCGCTCTTCTTACTATACTATCACAAACGACTACGGATTTTACCTTTCAGTGAATAATGGAGATTTCACAAAACATCCTATCAGCTCACTACCTGCAAAACAGCAGATCTTGTATAACGGGGCAACTTCGATACCAGAATTGAAGTTTGGCGATTACGGTGTGCTTCGGGCCTATGCACGTAATGAAGAGGGGGAAATGCAGAGCGGTAATAATTCCTTTACCGTAAATGCTGGTGCGAAATTAAATGCTTGGAGTGCGACACACGCAAGTTGGGCATGTTCCAGAACTAACGATGCAGTATCAACTACAGTATTTGTTAAGCGGCTCCCGGTTCAGACAGGTGATTTTGTTTATACAAAGAAAACTTGTGAGGCGGGTGATGAATATAGATTTTACAGAGGATTAGCGTGGGATGGGCAATGGATAAAAACTAAAGGTGACGGATCTGTGGAGTACGTTGGTATTTGTGGTGGCTCTTATCCTCCAGATGATCCGGCAATGATTCGATGGGTAGCGGACACCTTTAAATTGTACGAATCAGACCTTGAATCTGGCTGTTTATACGCTGGCGGTGGAAATTCTTCACCAGTTACTCTTTACAGAAATATATACAATGATAAATATTATAGTTCAGCAGCAGCAGCTCAGGAGGGTAAAGATTACAATTATGCACTTGATGGGTATTACTGGACGTTTGTCGGCCAAAATTCAGCTTATAGAATCATAACATCCGGAGTAATAACTGGATCAGGAGTTTGTAGTTAATTAATTAATAAATATAAAAATGGAAAAATTCAAAGTAATATTAAAGGAAGATGCTCAGGGAGCTATCCTTACAGCAACGGACGTTGTTTTAGCTATAAACGGTACTTACCCAATGCCCGGGGGTGTCCCTACAATTGGAAATTTAGATGTTACAAATTTTCGGATTGAAGCTAAATTGACATCGGTTTTAAGAGACGGCACAAATCAAACAACCACAATGCCCACCATGTCGATAATTGGCGACGAGTTGGAGAAACAAATTCTTGTATTACCAGATGGTAATGAAAAAACGAAAGCTCAGGCCAAGTTGGCAAATTTTGATAAGTGTAATACCACTATTCGGGCTGCGATTACAAAATTAATGAAGGATCAGTACATTCTAGAAAACACAACAGTATAAATATGAACACGGAAATACAAGATTCACCAAAATTACAATTTGGCATTCTAATGATGTTAGAAAGACTGTTGCCAGCATTTAAAACACCTACGTATGCAGATATGAAAATTATTGAAGGAGTACTGAAAACCATTGAATCGACGGATAAGTCTGTAATTGTTAAATCTATTTTTGATAAGTACGGAATTACCGAAGGTGCTAATGTTAACGGGAGTCATCCGGAGTTTATTAATATCAACAATGAGATAATGCAAGCAGACAGCCAATTAACGAGTGAAGATATTGCTGTTTTTGGGATGGATCATCTGAATAGCCTTACTGAAGGTGTAAATATCAATTATGCCGAACGCAAGGCATTGATGGAGTTATTAGTTAAAAAATAAAAAAACACTCTGCATAGGATGGGCTTATGCAGTTTTAAGTGAGGGAGAGTAAGATGGGATTACCAAGTAAATACAGTTGGTTAAGCAAAGAAGAAGCGCCGAAATTATTAGTAGAAGCTTTAAAATGGTATGGCACTAAAGAGGTGCCAGGCAAAGAAAGTAATCCTGTAATCATGGGATGGGCAAAATCGTTGAATATATCATGGTATACCGCTGACTCTGTACCATTCTGCGGTTTGGGGATGGGGATATGGGCGAAAAATGCGGGGTATCCTTTTGATAAAAACAAATTGCTTGCCGCTAAGAGCTGGCTTGAATGGGGAATCCCTGTTGCTACAGGGAAAGAAATGCTCGGAGACGTTTTAGTGTTTGGACGTATAGGCGGAGGACACGTTGGCTTATACATAGGAGAGGATCAATCCACATTTCATGTATATGGAGCAAACCAATCAGACGATACCGGGTTCACTCGAATCTTAAAAACAAGACTTCTTGGAGCCAGGCGTAGCCCGTTTAAAAGCGGCCAACCTGCGAACATTAGAAAAGTACTATTGTCAGAATCTGGCGAAATCTCAAAAAATGAAGCCTAAATGAACGAAAACACAAAAATGGGGTGGGCTGATAAATTGTTTGCTTGGTTTAGTAAGGATGTAAAAACTACCTGCATGGTCTTATTGACCTTGCTTTGCGTATTTCTCTTCCAGGAAAACCAATCGCTAAACAAGCAAATCAATGTAATAACTGAGAAAGGTCTTGAAAGGGTAATCGCAGAGGTTGAAAAACGTCAAGATCCAAGATTTAAGGCAATGGAAAACAAGCTTGACACGATAAAATTGACTAATGATAGTTCAAAACGAGACATACAATCTACAACCGGGATAGTGCGGGCGGTTGCTGGTAAAGTTGAAAAGGCACTTAACTTAAAGAAAAGGTAAAATGAAAAAGTTAATCACAGTATCAGCTATAGTATTGCTATTTTCTTCTGCAATACCAATGGAGCGCAAAAGGCCGTACAACGATTTTACGCCAGCATACCACATTAGACAGGTAAATGTAGTTTACGATAGCTTAGCGATGAGCTTAGAGGGATTGAGTAATAAATTGGATCAATTACCATGA